CCACAAGTGCATTAGTTGGGATAACCAGCTCAACGTCAGAAGCCCAAGCAAACACAGTAAATGAAAGGGATGTGGCAGCAGTTGCTGAAACAGCCTGCAAAACGTGACTACTCTGAAAATGGAGATTCCCCAGCCAGTCCGTCATGAAATTAGCAATAGAAGGATTATACATCTGCTTAGTTGTAATGTAGTTATCAGGTTTTATGAATGGTAAAACCATCTCAACAGGAGTCTGTTGGGATGGGTCCACAGTTACATGAGGCAACATTGAAAGTCGCATCAGTGTTTCTGGAGTACCCCCTAAACCCAGGCCAACATCTTCTGAGAACCAAGGTAAAGGCTGATAAGCAACAAATAATCGGGAATAATGAAAGGGAGTACCATTAAGTATAACCCTAATATGTAAATTAGCTCTCATCATATGATAATTATCCAGTTTCCTAAGCACCGCTACATTTGTGAAGTATTCTACCCATGGATTTATAGTAAAAGCCAAATTAGTATTAAGATCCCAGTCTCCGGTATAAATCGGAATAGGTCTCGAAAAGAAATCAGCGAGTGATGCATCTGCAAAAGTCTCAAAATGCATAGTATCATCAGTACCTGATGGTATAGACAATTCTAACACTGGATTGTAATCGACAAAGCCCATGGTCCCTTCCTTCTGGTCGACAAGGCTTGTCTTCGTTTCTTCATGGAATATTGTATCACGCACAATATCTCCATCGTTAATCTGATCTGGATCAGAATTTTGTATGGGTTGCCCCAAAATTGGATTGTTGATGTTTGAAAGTGTTATGTTTAATCTCACACCATTCGGAATCACACTCAAGTTTCCGAATATAGTGCTGCCTTTCAGCACGAGGGGTTGTATTAGCCTTTGTAAATTGAAATTTGATGATGGCGCACAATACAATATAGGATCACTCAGAATCCTCCATCTTTCCATAATATCCCTTCGCTGCTCTCCCCTTTTTCTGAGCATTCAAACGTGATAAATATTATGAGCTTCTATGATTCCCTTGGGCACAAACCGTTATGAGCTTAACGGCGATTTATGGGCTTACTCATCATCCAAGTCGACCTCTACGACTGGATAATACATACTATCAAAAATCTGATAATACGTCTTCATTCTACCATTCATGTAGTATGATAAATGATGTTTCTTAATCATATATTCTATCCATAATGAATTCTCCTGGAACACCTTCTCTCCATAATGGACAGATTCCCATTGATAATTCATTAATACTTCGACAGAATGCTGAAGATCATTAAGGGTCTCACCTACCCTCCAACTCATACTTTTAACACATGATTTCACTTCAAGAGGAGCAAGATAGAGGTCTGCACCCGCATGATAAACAAATCTTCTTTTCAGAAAAGACATTTCATCAAATGGAAC